GTCAAACTTCAAAGCTATATAAGCTTTAAAAACTTAAGATCAAAAGAAATTAAGGAAAGGGTCGACTGCATCGATCGTTGTCTATCACCGCGGCAATAGAAACCTTTATTTATGCATAAACATGTAATATGTAAATATGTAATATGTAAACCTCTATGCTCCGTCTGGAATCACAAAGCTGTAAAGCGATGGTGTATTCAAGAAGAAGAAGAAGTTGTAGTCGGGACCATAAGCGGCCCACGAGTTTACTCTCACACCTCCAGCAGTGCTTACCTTTTGCAATTGAACTTGTAACAAGATATTATCTTGTGTAGAGTCATCTGCACTTCCGCCAGTATTGGCGTTGAAAGGATTGACAAACTGAAAGTTAAAGGGAGAGTAGAAAGGAAAATTCATGGCAATAGCCGGCTGGTTCCTCATATCAGTAAGAGCAACACCACTGTTTAATTCAATAGTATTGGTAGAAATTAATCCAGCCAATACATTATTATTAACAGATGTTGATACTGTCACTGTATTATAAGAGGAGGATATGATTGAATAATCATATCTCTTCAGAGCTACTGAGTGGGGGGTAAAATTTTGCGTTTCAACATTAAAAGAATGGGTTATAGACCCACGCTGACCAACAAACAATAATGAAATCATCTGTGGTATGTTCATTTTAACAAAATTGTACGGATGACTACCTGCTATGATAGTCTTGGAAGCATTCCATATTCCATCGGGATCATATCCCGGATATTTCAAACGTCTAGATTGATAAAAATTATACGAACACCAAGTATTGGTGACGAGATTATCAAGAGAATTAATAGTAAATTGATACTCTAATCTATGTATAAGAGGTCTGAGTGATGTAATAGCCTCACCGAAGTGAACATGATATTTGTTGGGATCACCTTTAGTAGATGAATTACCTGCAACAACATGTTTAGGCTTAAGAGGATAATGTACCTCTTCGGATTGTAAGGTATATGGCGATAGAGTGGAATTCAATGCTACCTTACTGGTAGGTTGAGCAAATTCTATATTGTCAGCTGCCCTTACGAAAACCATAACTGGAATCGCAGCAGTTGCTACGGGTCCAGATAGTGGATTCACTACTCGCATAGTGATGAGACCATTTGAGTATGTATCGGGAGCTAAAGCCGTACCTGTAAAATTATAGTTACCAGTAGTAAAACTAGTTTCTGTAAATGTTTTTGCCTGTGAATAGGGGATACGTACTTCAACATCCTGCTCTGCACCAATATCTACGATCTCATTAAAGACTGTAGTATAATCGGGGACAGTAGTAGAAATGTTATTAATAGGATCAAAAGTTATACGTACCCTACCTTTGTGAAAGCGGGTGCATATAAATTTGAACCTAAATACAATATCCCCTCTCCAGTACTTAAACATATTAGCAATATACCCCATTGGGGTAAATTGTATAGGTTCAGAACTAGTACTCTGGAAAGAGAAAGATGGTGTAACCCTAGCAACAAGGGTAAGGGTATCAACTGCATCAGATGATGCTAGAATTGCCGAACCTAAGTACGTTTCTCTAGCTGCTATATAAGCAATATCTAATTCATCAACACCACTAAGTCCCACTGTTCTAGGATCGAGAGTAACTTCATTCTTAGGGTCAACTGAGGCTCTATCCATAGGGACAGAGACTTCACATGTGCTGTTGTGTGGAAATGGTTGAGGTTTAAAAGCATCAACCGTATCCATATTAGGAACATTTGTGAAACCAAGTGCAGAAGCTACTTTTGACATACCAGAAGCTACCATACTAGTGGCCTTCATATATGGCCCTATCATTGGAATTCTGGACAAAGATCCAGAAGCTTTAGCAACACTACTAGCAATTTGAGATGGTTTATAATCAAACTCATCTGCTTGCAGAGCTAATTTAGTTGTAGGAGCATGTAGCTTGACATTTTCTGCCCAAGCATAAACATTTATAACTACAGACGTTCCTGTTATCCCTGTAGCTGAAAACAATTGAGCAAACAAAGCAGGAGTTATAGTTCCCATTGCCTTAACATCATCAGCGACTGTCAAATCTAACCAATTTTTGTGATAGAAAAAAGGAAGTTCCATTTCCCCACCTTCGCAGGTTTGAGGAAATATCCAGACTTTAGGTCTCTGAGAGTAAGGCAATAGTTGTCCGCCTACAGAATCATCAATGATACTATTACCATTTAGATCCTGTAAAGGACAATAAGTAAATGCCATAGCACCCGCATAAAAAGGCGAAGCATTAATAACAAACTTAAGCTTAAGAGTGCAATTAATGAAAGCATAATTATTAATTTTATTTTTGATAGGGGTACTATTAAAAAAGAGAAACCAGGGATACCATGGGGTATCTGTTATAAAAGTATCTGTCTGATTCCATATGTGCGTATTAATAAGCACTGGTCTAGAAAGATACTTTGCTAATTCGATCTGCGGTTGCTGATCGATTAAATTGGTACATGTAGGATGATCTATTGACCAACTTGTACCAGGGGTCTCATCTAGAAACTCTGCCACAGTAACAGAAGTAGTGTCTGGAGCTTCTGTAGAGGGCATTGAAAATTCGCTCTCATCAGATTCCATACGCATAAAAATACCATCGTATAGCAAAGGATAGTCATCATCTGAATCATAAGTAGATTCAGGATCACTATAATAAGGTGAGGAAGGGGGAGAAGTATAATGAATCGGAGATTCATATGTCTCTGAGTGAGACACACACTGTTGTAGATCTAGTTCTGCAACGCAACTTTGGCACATCCCATGATGTGCGGTTTCCTTATCTTCGTTAACATTTTGTACAAGATCATGGCTAGTTAGGCCACAATCAGGTTGGGTGCAGAGCACCCGTTCTGCACTTTGGGTTCGGGTAGTGCAGGACCCGATTTGTTTGATCTCAAATTAGAATTAGTGTTAAATTCACTAACTAGTTGTGACCAAGTTGGCAAATTGCGTTCAAGATATGGCTCTAAACCCAATTCTTCTATAAATTTATTGAAGAGTTTCCTCTTTTCTTCAAATATTTCCTTACCATACCAGAAATATTCTCTAGTGGCTGTATCTAGGACAGCAACCCCTTGTAATTCAGGACTTACAGTTTTAGAAGCAACACACATGGTTAGCATTTTATTTATGGAATCATGATCTATAGGACAAACTCGTAGACCAAGCTCTGGTTCATATCTCCAAGTTCTTTTGAGAAATGAAGCTTCATTTATATTGATAAAAGGTATGCTAGGAGCAGTTTTATCTGCCATAGTAAAACCAATTCCAATACTAGCCAAAACTTGTTGCATCTTAGTATGATCTAACCAAGTACATCTTCTATTAACACCCATGATCATATCATCGCCATATGTCATAAGAGCAACATTGGATTTAAAATCACAACAAGTGCGTAGTGGGTGATTAGTTGCATAGCAATATCTAACGTACAAACAATTTGCAATTCCATTAATGATTACGGTTAGAGGATGTCCGGAAGGATTTGATCCAAATATACGCAATAATTCACCATTGAAATCTATTGTTGGAAAGGCAGTATCGTAGGCTATACCAAGACAAACACATATGTCTCTATCAGAGTAACCAGCAGCTCTACATATTGATATAAGAAGATCAAATGCTTCAAGAATAACAGCTGCTGGCATACGTTTATCGAATTTTCTATAATCTCCAGCAACAATTCTATCAATACCAAATTGTACAAGATACTCATATATATCATCCCACTCTTTAGATTGGGCAATAGTACCTGGTCCAGATTCAAATAGAAATCTATTTTTCTGAACAAGACGCACAATAGGCAGAAAATACATACGTACTAAAATACTCCACGACATGGGTGCACCGCAAAATACTCTCGTGGCCTCATCTTCAATTTTGCTAAAAGGAAGAGGTTCATCTTTTAATGAACCAGTGAAGACTGGACAATTCATGATATTTTTCTCATAGTTTTTAATCATACGGTCCATATCATCTTCTATTTCACAAGTTATTTTAACAGGGTGCTGAAAATCATCAAAAGGGTCAACTTTCTCCAAAAAATATTTCTTAGATTTATTAAAAGGAAATCCAGCACTTGTATTTCTAGGCATTTTATCTACATACGCTAAACCTGGTTTACCATTAACAGCAGTATTTAAATCATACACCTTAACTTCAGCTAAATCTTCAGCTGGTACATTATCTAAAATATCTTTAAGAAAACACTCTTTGCAATGTTTAAGAAGAGTTAAATCCATATGCGTTACTGGATCCGCCAAGTCTAAAAGAGCTTTACGCCATGGTTTGTAAGAATTCA